CATTAAATTTCTTGCTCTCTTTCTAATCTCCAAATATTCTCTTGTTTATTTTCATTTAAATCTGGATTAACATTAGGTGTGATCTTCCATAAGTTATCTCTACGATCTGTAGTATCACATCCTCCATCAACAATTTCAATGTCTTCAGGTTTATCTTTATCAAAGTCTATAATGTTATCATAATAAGGACCTACTTGAGTTTGGAATGTATATGAGAGCATGCGTTCACAGTTCTCTAAACTTAAATCTTTAGAGTAAGGTGCACTCTCAAATGTAGTACACTCCCCACGAAAACAAATGAGGAGTATAGCTACATGAAATATCTCAAGCATTATCTAACAGCCCAATGAAACAACCCTGCAATAAGTCCTGTTACTACTCCATAGTAAATAACATATGTTAAAGTAGTATCTTTATATTTATTATATAAATATTTTATATCATTAATCATTAAAATTTAAACTCCTGTTCAAAAAAGATAATACCATCATCATCTATATTAGTATCAAACTGATTAAGATCTTTACCAGTTTCTCTAGTCCAACCAAACTTGATAGTACTACCACTTACTTGTTTATACTTACCAAACAATCGCATTTTACTTTTCTGATCTTCATCCATATCAAAGTAGTATCTGTATCCTGCAGACCATCCAGGTAATGTACTAAACCCTTTAGACTCAGTAGCTTCTGCTTCTTTAGGCATTGTAAAAAATATAGAACCTATGACTATTAATGAAAGGACAAGGCATGCAATAATGTACTTGATTTTTTTCTTATTTTTCTTGGTAGTATCTTTAGATTTCTTAGCCATTTAATTTCTCCTTGTAAAGTATTAGCAGATGAGATCCACTCCCATTCTGATTCATTGTATGGAAACATAGTTTAGTTTAACCTTTTAAATTTATCGTAACTCCTAGCACCTGTATAACCAAGATAACCTACACCAAACAATGTAATAATAGGTTCAGGTATAGCTGAGAGCCAGCCATGAAAACCTTCTATTAATCGTAGTGCAAGTTCAGGATTAAAAGCATGAACAAGAGCCATTGGAATTGATGTTAATATTAATAAGTACACTACATATAAAAATGTAGGTCTTGCTCTGGATGTCCAAGGATCTTTTGACTGAGCTTCAGCAAGTATAGCTGATAACTGATGTTCTACTTCTTTTAATTTTCCTTCTTGTGCTTGTTGGATTAGCTGTAACTTAGCAGCTTCTCTAGCTTTAGGATCAGGTACAACTCTATCTATAACCTCTCCTACAACAGGCAGTAGTTGTGTTAATAAACTAAGCATGTTAATCTCCTTTGATACATGTCCCTATTATACCTTCTTTTGATGTACAAGTCAAGTATATTTTTAAGTCTTTGTACTCTTTCCATATACCTTTTATTTTATTTACCCACCATTCATTATCAAATAAAGAAACATGTACATTCTCTCCCTTATATTTACCTGTAGTAAATGTTTTTAAAGCAGGTTGACAAGACACATTTATAAAGACTGTTGAATTAGATAGACTAAAGATCTCTCGTATTATCCAATCTAAATCTTCTTCAGGTATATGTTCTAATACATCAGTACATATTACCATGTCATGTTTTTTAGTAGGTAATTTATTATGTTCTGGTACACCTGGATCATACAAGAATAAATCTTCTATACCCCACCATAAATGTAAAGGTTTATCAAAGTTAGGTATCTTTCCTTTATGATTAAGATTTTTGTATTGTTCTTTGTAAGGATACCCTTTACCACAACCATAATCTAAAATAGATTTACATTTATTATATTGTATAATACCATATATATCTATAGCAAAAGGTATTAAACTTATACCTTGAAACTTAGCATCATCTTCATGTAAATGTTTATAAGCTTCTATTAGTTCTAAATATTTTTCAGAAGGTTTAGGTTTTGTAGGTAATACATAGTTATCCATTAAATGTTTCCTCAAATGTTTTTTGTTTAGGTTGTAAATTCCATAGAGCAGCTACTAATGTACCTTTACCATAGAAATTTAAATTCATTTCCATAGGTGGATTAGCAAATGTTCTTTCACAGTCTTGTGCCATAGCAAGAAGTTCTCCTGTAGTCCAATACTGTGTATCTCCTATACCTACTTTAAAATATTTAGGTTTAGGTTCTTCATCTTCAGCACCTGTAGTTTCTTTCTGTTGTTCTTTAGTAGGTTCTTCCATGCTACAATCAAATCCAAACAAGTCAAAGTGTCTGAAGCCCATAGTATGAAAGATACCTAAAGCTCTCATAGCAGCACATGTACCACCTGTAATAAGAGTAGCACCTTGAGGTATACCTATAGCAGGATTAAGAGTAACAGAATTATTATGTACTGCTTTCTTCTGTTCTTCTGGATCACGTAATGATTCTGTAAATGCATGCCATCCATGTATTTCTGCACCTTTAGATATTAAATGTTCAGTAACAGAAGGATCAGTCATGGAAGCTACAAAGAATTTTGTTTTCTTTTCTACCTTTTTAAATAAATCTTTTCTTACTACACCATGTGTACTTGTACCTGTAATAGGTCTAGGGTCTAGTACAATACATGCCCAAGGAAGTATACCATTATTAATAAGTGTAGGATAAGAATGTTTAACACATACAATTTTACTATCAGGATTATTTTTTATATGTGCTTTTAATTTAGGTATATTTAAATAAGGACCACCTGATACAAGTGTAACATTACCTTGATGCATAGGAAATTTACCTAGCCAAGTCTTTATAAGTTTTAAATTAGTTCTAATGTTATCCCTAATAAAATCTTTAGGTACACAATCTCTAGGATGTACTACAATAGGAACACTTAATAAACCTTTAGGTATATCTTGTAATTTTTTATCAGTAAGTATAACAGTAAGATGTGTAAAACCACCACCTCTTACTTTATCTTGAGAAGGTAATACCCATCTACGTACTCCATCTTTTTTTCCTTTAGGTAAACTATCAAAAATTTTATTTGTTCCTTGGTATTGTTCAGGAGCATTTATTTTTTCTTCATCTTCTCTAAAGAAATTATCAATAACAATAATAGGATTATGTTTTAAATTATCATAGTCACTTCTTGTAGTAACTATACTATTACCACCACCTATTAAAACAAGATCAGCATCTAAATCTGTACGATCTTTTAGTATATCTTTTGAGTTACCTTTCCCTAACTCAAATGTAAAGACTTTCTTTTTCTCCATCATCCTAGCCCTGAAGTCTTGTAATCTTTTTATAACAGCACTCTGAGTATTGTGTGCTTTAAGATTAAATTCTTCTGAATCTGTTTCTAAAGTACCATCTTCAAATAAATCAAACCCTCTATACAATAGTTCATCTTGACTTTCAAAAGCAGCAAGAGCCATTTCAATAGCACGACCACCATTCCATGTCCCTACTTCTATTATAGACTTAGGTTTATATTCTCTAATAACATCAGCTAATTGTTTATATCTTGTAGGCATAATGTCTTGAGATGTTTTATCTTCTGATAAAGCAACTAATCTATTACCATCATTATCTCTAATAGGATTAAGACTTATATTTTCTATACCTTGAAAGTGTGTAATGTAATCTTTAATTTGTTCAACAGATTCTATATGCATACCATGAGCTTTATAAATATTTAAAAGCCTTTCCATTAAGAAAGAGTCATGCCATTCTCTGTACTGTAGTAGTTCTCCTGAGTTATAAGCACCACGTAAGTCACCAAGTAAATCAAGAGCAGGTTTCTTATTTAAATTAAAAGCCATGAAAGATGTATCAAGATACCTAGAACCATCAGGATAATCTCTTACACCTGAATAAGCTATATCACAATCATCATTTAACATATTAAGTATGTCTTCAGGTACTAATCTTTTTTGACACATAGAATCAGCATCAATCCATATCAACCAACCTGCATCTTTAGATTCTTCTGCTAATTCAAAAGCTTTCTCAGTCAAAGCAAATACTTTATTGCACCATTTAGTAGCATCTAATTTCCAGTTGTAAGGAATTTGTCCTTTCTCTGTACCATCATGTGTTATATTTACTTCTTTAAATAGTTTATAGTCTTCTATCTTTTCTAATTTTCTAAAAGATACTGAGTTATTTTCTAGTATAGAATAGTTTTTTAAATCTAAATTATGATAGTAACATGTTACATTTATATCAGGTTTCCAATTATCTTTAATTGATTTAAGTAAATGATGTCCTGCAATTTTATAAATATCTTCATTAAAAGAAGTAACAAAATTTATCTTCATATCATGTAGTCCTTATCCATTTTAATTATACCTTTAAGCTTTAAGTAGTCTGCATCATTACACCATTCAACAGCATACTTACCTTCTACTTCTCCTCTTGGTTTCCAATCTTTAAACCAAGGACCACCTGTAGTAAAGTGTACATTCTTTGCATCCATGTCTGGTGGTGAATGACCATCTAACCAATTCCATTCTTCAGGTATTCTACCTATGTCTGCTTCTTTATCAGGCAACCAACCAAAGCCATGTAACCATCTACCTGTTTGTGTATTAACTACTTCAGGTGTAAGCTTTCTATTCTCACTATGTCCACAATTAAACATTATAAGACTAGACCAATTCTTTCTGTTGTATTGGTGTTGTTCTTTACCATCCATTTTTGTTTTATTTTTTGGATTGTAGTCATGATGAACACACCATATAGGATAGTAATCCATATCACACATTTCAAATAGCTCATTTACATCAGCACGTAAATACATATCTGAATCCATAAACAAAGCTTTACCTTCATATAAATTTAAAGCAGGTACTAAAAACCTACTAAAGCTAAACTCAGTTGAGAAAGGTCTGCCATCTATAACATCATAAGGCTGTCCTTTTATTAACTCAGACTTACGTTTGTACATTCCTGTAAGTTCTAATAAATCTTTTCTTAATGGTACAACACGTATGTTATTACCTGATATTCTTTCTATGGTAAACTTTAAAACTTCATATGCTGTATCTTCTTTGGGGTCATACCCTATATAAACTGTATTCATTTTATCTCCTTATTATGAGGGAGCGAAAGGAAACAAAACACTCCCTCAACTTTAATGTAATTATGCCATAGTTTAATTTAAAAGTCAAGAACTTTTATAATCTACCTACTCTATGGTGAAGAGATAGTAACTTCTCTTCTACTTCTTTATTAGGAGGTGAAGCATATTTTAAATAATAAGCTATCACCTTTCTAATTAATTCAACATCAGCAGTAGCTATTGCAGGTTTACTTTCTTTCATTATATATCTACCTTTTTATTTTTTTTATTTACATGAAAGATTTCATCAGTATCCTCCTTATATACAGTTATTTTATGTTGTTTAAAACTGTTTATATAAGCTAACTCTTTTTTTAATTTTTTACTTACAGGTGTATCTTCAACATCAAAAGGTCCTATTATTTTTGTACCATTTTTTAACTTTTTCATTATCTTTTATTCCTTTCACAGTTTTTAATTACAGTTCTTGCCATTATATATCCACCAACTCACATACCCCTGCAGTACATGCAAGTTCTTGTGATCCTTTCGTGTTATCTTCTTTTTCAAAGTCTTTTAACTTAGCCCAGTTAATACTAGAAGGCATAGCTTTTACTAACTCTTTATAAGTTTTCTCATCTATATCTTGATAAGGTGCTTGTTGATATGTATGGTCAGAGAAAGGTAAGAAGGATACACCACTTAGATACTCAAAGTTTTCCCAACACCATGCACCTACTGGCACCCACTCTTCTTCCTTAACACTTATAGTTACAGAAGGTTTATGTTCACACCAATGCTTGGCATATGTTTTCCATATCTCTAACTGTTCTATAGCTGTCATGTCTGTCCTACATACTGAACCTGAAGGAGCTTTCATAGGAAAAGAGAATACAGTAGTATGTTCTGTCTTCATTACATCAGGCTCATTAGGTATACCACATGACTTCATGAACTCAGTCAATGGGTCTTTGTTATCACCTCTTACTGTTCTAATGTAATAAGGATTATGTCTAGCATGTATACCACTAGCACTATCAACTAACTGACTCACAGTACCTGAAGGTTTAACACAAGTAATAGCTGTTGATTGATTGATGTTAAACTTCTCAGCATATTCTTTGTTACAATCTACTGCTACCTTCTTAAGTTTCTCTAGTGTCTTAGCCAGTCCTGTTTCTCTGCCATTAAGTAATTCAGAATCCATAATACCAGTAAGAGATACACCAAGTAATCTTTCTTCTTCTGTATTATCTTGCCATACCTTTCTTAAGTATCCAAAGTTAGTAAAGGTAGATTGTATAGTACCTAGTAAGGTAGCTACTTTAATCTTTCTTGTAAGAGTATTAATAGTATCACCTGCACGCACTACTATCTCTGTAAGGTTACAGAACTGATTAGGTCTAAGGATAATTTCACTACAAGGATTAGTACCAAAGTCCCAGTTAGATTCTCTTCTACCATTCTCAGCAGCTTTCTTTTGAGCAGATGCTCTACTAAAGATACCTCTCTCACCTGACTTACTTTCATAAAGAGACAACCATTCCTTCATGAAGATACCTGGATCAGGTTTCTCTGTGTAAGCAACAGAGTTGTTAGCCAAAGCTCTCTCTGGATTAGTTGACCACCACTCACCTGTCTTAGCTGTACGTATACGTTGGTCTGATAAGTTAGATAAAGATATAAGAGCTGACCTACGTACACCACCTACAACTACAACCTCACCTGTCTTACATACTATGTCATGACATTCCATAGAGGAAAGCTTTCTACCTCTTGATTCTTTAAACTTAGTAATAGTAAAGTCAAACAAATCTACCAGAGGTTGAGGACCACTAGCTCTACCACCAAATGTTTTAAGTCTAGCACCTGCAGGTCTAACCTTAGATACATTTATCTTAGGTACTCTACCTGTGTATAGGTAAGCTATCAAATCTCTATAGGCTCTTGCCCATCCATCTTTAGAATCAGTAACAGAGACAACACTATCTATGTACTCAAACTCTACATCAGGTACAGTAGGTAGCTTGTCAGCATACTGTCTCTCAACAGAGAAGCCTACACCTGTACCATTCATAAGAATATATAACACCTCATCAAATGCTCTTGGACTATCAATAGGAATATAAGAACAGTTATAACCTGATACATGCTCTCTATCTAATGCTTTACCTGCAGTCATTAAAGCTCTCATGCTTGGCATAACTTCAAGAGATAAAATAGATTCTTCTATTTCATTCCACTCTTTATCTGTAACTCCTCCTTCATAGTTAGTATCTATATGATCCTTAAAGAAAGACACAAGTCTTCCTACTGTTTCTCCCCATGTTTCTCTTCTACCTTCTTCTTCTATCCATCTGGAATACCTAGACATGTGAATGAATGATTGGTACTCAGTAGGTAAATAATTACTACCCATTAATGATGCCATCTATTTTTCCTTTCCATATTTCTTTTCTAATATTAACTCTGCATAGTGTATTACTTTTCTAATATCTTCTATACCATTTTTTGTTTTGTGTCTAGTTATATACTTTACTATATTACCTTCTAAAAAGTCAAGCTTATTTTCTACAATATAATCTACAGGTTGTATAGCACAATCTTTATAATGACTACCACCTATTTGTTTATCAGTAGCTTTACCATACTCATACTCATGTGTACCTTCTATTGCTTTTTCTTCTTGATTTTTTCTATACATATATTGTTCATAGCTCTCACGACTTGTCGAGAACTCTTCTGATTCTTTGTCTGACATATTTTATTTCCTTTGAATTAATTACTTTAATTGCGAAACTTCTTGTATAGTCTGCAT